CTTGCGAACCTCCAGCTAGCTTCGATGCCGTTTGGACCTTCCATGCTGTCTTCAACAACGAAGGTCGTGCATGATACGGGTAGTCTTGATGTAGGATCATCTATCCAAGACTGAACCCGTCCAGTGCGGGAGATTAGTTCTGGCATTCTAAAAAATAATACTGTTTTCTATTAAATGTTTTAGTGAATTAGTTAATGCAAAGTTCTGTCTTTGCAATGCAAGGAAGACGGTCACAACGTCCTCCTTCTTGTCATAATTTTTACGTAAGTTATCTTCAATCACTCTCATCTTGAAGTCCTGTTCCACTGTTAACTTCATAAGTGGATTCTGGGGTCCAGAGTTTCGGTTCTTGTCGTTTGGTATCATAGTCATCTATGGTAAGTATTCTAGCAAGCCTTGCATTAGTCAGGGCATCTGTTTCTGTCAACCCTTTGTCTTCAAAGGCTTTTACAACTGTTGACCAGCTGTATCCTTCTTTGTTAAACAATGTCTCAGCTCGTTTGACTCCGATGCCGGGGACACCGCTGTAGCCGTCAGTCTGATCGCCTGCTAGTGTCTGAATGAGATGCCATCTAGCACCTTCTTCAGCGGTGATATCTTTAGAGGTTTCGAGGTCATATAATTTACCAGCAATCTGTTTCATATCTTTGTCAGGAGATACAACAACATTGCCGGGGTGTTGTGTAGCGTAGATACCCATGGCATCATCTGCTTCCAACTCTGGCATAACAATTACATCATATTCTATACGTAAGTTACGTATAACTCTTTTGTAGCCACAGGGCTTCTTTCTGTTTCGATGACCTTTGTAATCTGGGTAAATTTTTTTCCTAAAATTTTTAGAGTCACTAAAAAACAGTATTGGAGAGGCAAATCCTCCGAACGCTGATTTTATCTTTTCTACTTCTTTCTTGACTGCATTATAAGCATCACTAAAGTTAGATGTAACAAATATAACGTCCTCTCCATAGTCTATCTCTGTTTCACAGGCTGCACAGCATTTATATACTATGAAGTCTGCATCTATTAATAAATTCATGGTGGTTTAGTGTACATCAGCCCAAGTTTGTCCAATCTTAGCTTCAGCTGCGATAGGGCATCTTAGGTTGTAATATTCGCCTGACATTTTGGCTGCAAGCTCAAGCCATTTTGCAAGTTGTTCACAATCACGCCTGTAACATTCGTAGTTCAGTTCGTCATGTATGAACGACAGCTGGTGTGCATCTTCTGGCATGCACTCGTTTATAATGACCATCCATCTTTTGGCGATCGTCGCTGCTGATCCCTGTAAGAGGTAATTGAGAAACTTATGCCCTTTGTCAACGCCGATACGCCGACCGTCGATGGCGTTTGCATAACCTCTCTTACTAGCTTTCTCACAAGCCTGTAGCAACTCCGCAAGACCCGGAATGGCAGTAACATAAGCTTTACGTATATCTGCTCCCTTTCGTGCAGCGGCTTCTTCGGATAGTAACTTATCAAAACTCCTCCCTAATTTGGTATTTCCCGCTCCATAAAGGAAGGCATAGGTAACTGTTTTAACTTGTCTTCGAGTAATTCCGATCCTTTCTGCATTGGTTTGGTGTATATCTCCTGTTGTAAGGATTCGAGCATAACGTCCTTTATCGTATCTGGCGAGGTAGTGGGCGAGCATCCGTAGCTCAATGCCACTAAGATCGGCAGAGACCAGAACTTTAGTAGGTGTAGCTTGAAATAGTTTTCTAAATCTTTCATCACTTGGTACTTGTGCGAGGTTTGGTTTTCTGTGTGCACATCGAAATGTGTTAGTTGCGACGGAACAATGATGGTGTATCCTGTTACACGTCGTAACAAGCTTCTGCCATGCGTTCACGCCTTCCGAGATCATCCCCAATTTCTTGGTAATATCGAGACATTTCAGAAACAAGAGGGCTGTCTCCGACCCAATATCTTTCAATACAGTCTCGTCTACGACGGGTTTGCCTGTGGCAGTCAGTTGGGTTGGTGTCCAGTTCTCGTGCGTCTTCAGTATCCATGCTATGTGGTCTCGTGAGGTGGGGTTAAGTTGTTTAAGTTTTGTAAATGGGCATCCTTGTACGTACCCTTGTGTCCTGTTATTTCGCTTAGGTGTGAACACTGCTCCAGCAACGAACCCGTATTTTGTTCGTAGTATTGCAGTAGTCGCTTCCATTTCTCCTCTGAGAGATGATTCGAGTTCGTAGGCTTCTCGTTCATTGAAGTACCATCCATGCTCCTCTTGTCGTTGTAATATTTGTGCGACTTGGTGTTCTAGTTGAACCCAGTCAGGTAAGGTTGGAAATGTTGGCATAATTTATTTGTAACTATAACGTCTTGTTCGCAATAGTCCTCCATCTCCTGTGACCATTCTAGCCAGTCGGAAGTCTCTCCAAAGTTCCCCTTGTATTCTCCCAACCTGTAGCCGTATGATTCTAAAGAGTGGCGACCATACAGTTTGGTAGGCATACCTTTATACTGTGCGTTTCTGTCTGTATTCAGCATGTCAGCATGGTATAGCCTTGATAGTATAAGTGTATCTATAATTCTACCCCTCGGTTTAAAGAATGAGTAGACTTTCTTTATCATCGGTATATCAAAGCCAATGATGTTGTGTCCGATTATTGTGTCAGCCTCCATGAGATACGTAACACCTCGGCTGATCGGTTGTCCTGATCCTGTGTCATTGTATCTGGTAGTCTCACCTGTCTCATAGTCAAGTGTGACCAAGCAGTGCAACTCAACGTCCTCTTGACTTAGAGGCGTTGTCTCCAGATCGAACAGGAGCGTGGTAGGTTTTGTCTTTAAATCTGGCTTTTGCAATGTCTTTCTTTGTAGGTGAATTAGGTTTTTTCAACTCAGAAGTCTGCACTTGCGTCGAAAATTGGTGTTGTCTCAGTTTCATTGTCCTCATAAAATTTACATGACGCTAAGTCATAAGTTAATCTTGTAGCGACTCCAACCTCTCCTGAGTAACGGTTTTTAAGAACTCGCAAAGTTGTTGTGTTGTTGCTATCTTCGCTTTGTTGGTCTCTCTCCAGAGCGATGACGCTATCGCTGATCTGAGAGATCGAATGAGAGCCTCGTAATTGTCCGAGGGATACACGTCCTCCCTCCTCGTGCGAATTATTGTCACTGTTTGACCTCCTTAAATGTGATACTAAAAATAATGTGATACCTGTACGTTCTACTAAACTACGTAGTCTAGTCATGGTGGAATCTATCATTCTTCTTTCATCACCATCAAGTCCTGATAGCAATATGCTGAGGTGGTCTAGGAATATAATACGACATTCCAGTCCACTGGCAAGGTATTCGATCCTGTTGTAAATAACATCTGGGTCAAAGCTACCAAAGCCATCAAAAAGAAAAACGTTCCAATTAGCGAGCGTAGCATCAAATGCCTCCTTGAGTTCTGTTTCTTCGTGTTCTCCGATGTGGAGTGCTTTGCCCACAGCAGCTGACATCAAGCCAAGTGCTGTACGCTTTGTGTTTGACTCCAACTCTAGGATACCAACTGTCTCACCTTGCTTACAGAGATGAGTAGCTAAGTCTCTAACAAATGAAGTCTTACCACTGCCTGTACCGGCTGTGATCGTAATAAGTTCGCCATACCTGATACCATGCAGCTTCTCATTCATACCCTCGTATGGATACTTATGGTCACATGCTTTGGTTGGTTCGGTAACAACATCTAGTAAGTTCTTACCATCTATGATTCCGTCTGGTCTGTATGGCTTGGCGTCCCAGATGGCTTTTCTGATGCTGTCAGAATCCCCAGCTTGGAGAGCATCTGAAGCATCTTTATAATTCTCGAGACGGGCAACTTTGACTCTGCCAGATGGGAGTATTCCCGAGGCAAGTTCAGTGGCCTCACGCCCTGCTTCGTCGTTGTCGAAGAAGAGGACGATCTCTTGGTATCCCTGTAAGAATGGGATTGCTTTTTGGAGGTCTTTCTTGGCTGATGCCGCACCATGAGGTAAGCTGACCATCGGCCAACCTGACATAACCTCGTAACAACTGGCGGCATCAAGTTCTCCTTCTGTAATTACTATTCGCTTTCCGTTGGTGGGGAAAAGATGCTGTCCAAAGAGCTGATCTGTTTTTCCACCTTCGTAATGAAAGTCTTTCTTTTTTGATTTAATTTTGAATCCAACAACTTGGCCGCTTTCGTTATAATATGGGAAGCGGAGAGTGTTTCCGTATCTGTAGATTCGGTAAAATGCGTTGGTGGCTTCACTGATCTTTCGTTTATGCAGCTGTTCAGCTGATCCGAGGAATTGTACTCGTTCATTTTTCATTGTGTGTATGGGTGTGTCCCCTTCCGCAGGGGTGTATGTCTGACACACGAAACAGAACTTGTGACCATCAGAGTAAACTGAATTAGCATCTGATGAACCACAGTTAGGACAGGGTTCGTGTGCCACAAATTCGCTTTCATTCATTATATTAACCAATCTATGGGGATTGCGTGTGCTGCCGCCCATTTGATGCCATGCTTCTCACACCACTGGGCATAAGTAGTTTTGGATTTCTTGCTGATCTTGTTGAATGGAGCTTGAAATACCATCCGTAAGTCCAAGTCAGGATTGTCTCGCATGACCGCTTTGATCTTACGTCTATCTTCTGAATCCCAATAGCCTTTAGTCTCAAGCATTACGCCATTGACTAAGACGAAATCAGGATTGTAATGGTGCTGTATGGTGTATGCTACTTTGCTAGTCTCATACTCATACTTAGCACCAACTTTGTCGAGAACATCTGCGACGCTCTCTTCTAATTTAGACCTAAAAGTCTTCTTCTTCTTCGTCATCAGGTACTGGTGCGGTTACTGGCGCAGGGGCTGATGTTTTGAAGCCGTCAGTTGTACCGAACATGTCGGCAACGGCATCTTCATCCATGCTATCTGTGTCTACAGCAGCACCCTCTCCTACAGCAACAACTTGTACACCAAGTAGTTTAAGAGAACTTCCATAGGTAACTCCATCCCTGAGTATATATGGCTTCTGAAAGAAACCAAGCTTAACTGTAGATCCTCCATAAAGTGGTGTTTTCTTATCAGTGACTGGTGTTCCCTCGGTGTCGACTACGCCGGGTCTCTTGTCCTCTCCCCATGAGAACTTAATTTTGTATTTACCTTCAGCTACCTCTTCCCATGGTGTTGGTTTAAGTGTAGCTCTCTTTGGGTTCTTGAGCTTTGACTCAGCCCATCTAAGGACTTCAGCTCTTTCAGTCTCTAGCTTGTCAATTACTTTCTCATCTACAACAGCAGCGAGTGAGTAACCGAACTTGCCGGGTTCAAGTATGGCTTGGAAGCCTTCTAGTTTAATCTCGTCAGTCACGTGGACGTTTTTAGGCATTTGCAGTCT